TCAACAACCCGAGCAGCTGCAATGTGTCGGTGTTGTTGATGCCCGCGACCAGCGCTGGCTTTGGAATGCCGAGCTGGGTCGTTGCGTCTTGGATGATTTGCAACATGGTTTTCATGGTGGTTCCTTATGCGGCCCGGGTACGTCGTTGCGGGGTGCCTTGGTCGGCTGCGTTCTGATTTGCCAGCGATTCGAGCGCGGCGACCGGTGCTGCCGAAGCTTCAGGCGGTGCGCTATTGGACTTGGCGGCCAACTCGGCAAAGCGGGCTTCGAACGATGCCATTTGCGCGCGCAACGCGGCGTTCTCGGCTTCTACGGCGTTCAGCTTCTCATCGTGCTTGCTGCCGCTTGCCTCGTCGGCCGCCAGCTTCAGGAAGCGCACGGCGATATCCCGGAAGGCAAACGGGGACATGCCGCCGCACATGCCGATGGCCTGCAATTGCGTGTCCGAGGCATTGGCGATATCTTCGATGGCCAAGAATTTCAAGTGTTTCAACTCTGCAACCTGGGCGGGCGATAGGCGCGGCCAATGCTCCAGTGGCGTCTTGCCGGCCAACAGTTGATCTCCGCTGTTCTGGTTCTTGAAAATCGCCCATTGCAGCGGAAAGCGGCGCTTATGGTCCTCGCGGACGATAGCCTCGATCGTTGTCAGTGCGTCACCGGGCACATTGATGCGCACCATGTCGACGTCATCGTAGATCGGGCGCCCCTCCTTCTCGCTCATGAAATTGTTCTGTACTGGCTTCTTGTGGAACACTGCCGTCAGGCGGTTGTCCGGATTGTTGGCGCCGACAAAGTCGGGGTTTGCATCATCGGATGCGAGGTAGCTGTGCGACATGGTCATTTCCTTCAAGTAGTTGAGGAGGCGTAGAACAGGGGGCCGAAGCCCCCGCAGGGTGAAAATTTAAGCGCTCAGGAACGTGAAGTAATTCCCGTCTCCGCGAGCGCCGAACAATGCTGCTTTCCCGCTGGCCACCGATACGCCGGCATTGACTGCCGCCAGACCGATGCGGCCGCCTACCGGTGGATAGACGGTCAGCGCGTTGGCGCCTTGGTTGTACACAGCGAAGATGTCGCCTGGCGAAATGCGAGTCGGTGCGCCGCTTGCGGTGGTAACGCCGAGCAGGATGGCGCCGGTACTGGCCGCCACGGTAGTGAACTCGGTTCCGCTGAACTGCAACGCGAACGCGGTGGCCTGCGTGGCGCCGGTGGCAGTCTGCCCGGACTGCATGCCGCCGTTGATGGCGCTGGCTTGCTGCGGGGTCAGGCCCGAACCCATCATGTCTTTGACGAAGCCGGGCATGATCAGTCCTCCTTTTTCTCAGCGGCCGGCGGGTTCTTCCAGGCCTCGATTGCCGCTGCGGCGTAGGCTTCCGGGTCTGGATGGCGGTTAGCCACGGCCATAGCCAGGAAGATATTTTTGACGTCGGATTCTTTCATATCGTTCTCCATAGGGCAGGGCCGAAGCCCCGCTCAATTAGGTGATCTGACCCTGATGGAATGGGCGGTTGATCTGGATGACAGCCAGGCCGGCAGACGGGGTTCCGGTGGTGGTCGAAACCTTGGCGTTCAGAATCTGCTCGCCGGCCACGGCCGCGTCATCGACGCTGCCCGGGGTGGCGGCCAGGCTGAACACGTCAGCACCTGGCACCATTGCGTTCGGCGCGCGTACCACGGCGCTGCCTTGGATCTGATACCAACCGTACTGATTGGCGATGTTCGCCGACATGGACACCGCAACCGAGCCAGTACCGGCGGTGGCCGGCGAAAGCGCGGTCGTGCCGAGGTATTCATCGAAATCAACCATCGAGCCGATGACCGTATTGGCCACGCCTTTCAGGTAGGTGAATTCGCCGGCGCCATACAGCGGATCGACGGCGTTGACCTGGAAGCCCAGCGCATGACGCTGTACCGTGTCGGTGACGGCGATCGGCTGGACGCCCAGGATCGGATTTTGAATCGTGTAAGCCATTTCGTGCTCCTTAAAAATGGGCCGGGGTTGCCGGCCGTGTTGTTTAGGCTATCACGCCTTAAGCTTGCCCTGGAACTGCGAACCCGACATGGTCAGGTTGCCGGCCCAGCCGAACAGCTTGACGATGGCATCCTGGTTGACGGCCTGGCGCTCGCCGCCGATCGGGACGAAATTGCGGTCCTTGTGCGGGCGGAAGTGGATGTAATCCGTGTTCAGGAAGTGCATCGTGTTGGCCGTGGCCGCGTTACCGATACCGCCGTCGTTGACCACGTCGGCCGACATGCCGCCGCCGAAGAACTTCAGCGAAGCGAAGCCCGCGCCGACGCCCTTCTCCGAACCGTCCGAGCTGACACGCTGGATGGCTTGCAGCGCATTGCTGTACAGCGCATAGTAGTTGCCGTCAGCGACGATCAGGTCCGGCTTGTCAGTGCCGCGCACTTGGCGGATGGCCAGGGTAGTCATGTAGGCGATGATGTTCGCCGCCGAGACTGGTGCGCCGCCATCGGTCACACCGCTGAACACCTGCGGGCGCCAGAACGACCACAGCGCGCGATCGATGCCGCCATAGACGCCGGTGTTGGCGACGTCAGGGATAGCAGCGGCCAGACCGGTAATGTTCTTACCGCCGTTGCCGGTGCCGTCACCGTAGATATCAGCGCCCATGCGGTTCAGAATACGGGCTTCCGACACTTTCATGCGGCCTTCCAGCAAATCGATGATCTGCTCTTTGCCGCTGTTCTGGAGCACCTCCAGGCCGCTGATGGTCACCGAGCCGGCGTACTGCTTGATTGCGAACTGCGCCGCGCTCATCGGGGAATCGGGGCTGATGTTGATCGCCTCGTAGCCCGAATAGCTGCCGCTGTTGTCGGTCGCTGGGTCGTTGTACATCAGTTCTTCCAGGATGACGTTACCGCCGCTGAAAGTACGCTGGTTGCCCTTCCGCTTCAGCCAGCGCAGTAACGCGACGTTGTTGGTCAGGTTGTCAGCCAGGGCGCCGGAGCGGCTCTGGATGGTGGTTGCGATGATGTCATCGATCGCGGTGTTTGCAAAAGCCATAATAAGCTCCTAAGTGATGTGGTTAAACCCGGCCGCCAGCATGCTGGTCGAACGCGGATTCCAGAGATTCCCGAATGTTATTCGACGGGGCTGCGTTGCCGGCTGCGGCGGACGACCCGCTGCGTACCGATCCCGAAGCCTGCCGCGCCTTTGCCACTGCCGCCGCCTTGTTCGCCGTTTGTGAAGTGGCCGAGGCAGCAGCTTGACGCTGTGTCTCCGCGTTCCACGCATCGTCGTTGAGACGCACAGCCTTGGTGTAGGCCGTATCGAGGTCTTTGGCTACACCAGTCTCAAGTAATTGAGCCATGTCACCGCGTACCTGCTCGAAGTGCGGATACTTTGATGCATCCGCAAACTTCGCCAATTCGTTGTTGATCGTTTGCATTTCCTGCTGCTCGCGCCAGGAGCTGACGCCCTGGACGCTCTTGCGCATTTCGTCCATCTGCTGCATCAGTTGCAGCGTGGTCTGATCGACGCCGCCCGCCTGCGCTTGCTGAATGGTTCCCAGGGGGACGCCGTAGCTTGCCGCCAATTGGCTGAAGATTTGGATCTTCTGTTCAGGCGTTCCAGCCACGATAGCGCAGTGCGTTCGCCCCATGCGCTGGATCCAGTCGGCCGGGTTCATGTTGGCCTGCTGAAGCTGCGGCATAAATTCCTGCACCACGTCGGTCAGTGACTTGGCGTGCTGCGCTTCGGCCCGGTGGGCGCTGATGCCGGTGGCATATTCGCGCTCGCGCTGCACGTTGTACTCTGCGAGCTTCTTGGCCTCTTCCGGCAGCAGGGCCTGGCCAGATTCCAGTTTTTGCTGAATCGGCAGGTACTCTTTGCGCCATGTGGTCAGCTTCGGAGCGGAGTCGACCACCGGTGCGGCCTGCTGCTCTACTGCCGGCGCAGCTGCTTGCTGCTCGGCCTGACGCGCTGCGAAGCGGCCTTGCTCGTCGCGGGTACGCTGCGCATCATCGGCAGCGCCGGCGTCTACCGTGCCGGTATCCTGCCCCAGCGTGCCGGCTTCGGCCGCATCCATGCTGGCGGTCAGCGTATCGCGCAGGCTGACCGGCCCTTGTTCCTGATTCAGTTCTTCATCCATGTCATTCTCTCAAGTATCCGAGGGTGGGTTACAGCTTGGCGTTGACCACATCGATCAACGTTTCTTTCAGGCCCGGCGCGTTTCCGATCGTGGATTTACGTTCCGGGATCTTTTCGTTACCCACCTCAATGACGCCGTGCTGCTTGAGGTGTGCGCGGTGCTGGCTGCGGCTGGTGATCCAGCTGCCATCACACATGCTGCGATAGGGGGCGATGTCTGCGGCTACCATGGGCGCCACGATACGGCGGGTCATCGGTGCGCCGCAGTGCTCTGGCAAGCTTTCGTTCATGCGCGCGACAGTGCGCACGATGTCTTCCTGATGCCCGCATGGACATTGCATGGCGTAGATAGGCATTACTGTTTCACCTCGCTAGATACTTCGTTAGTGGCCGCTTCTGTTGCGGCGTCGGCCAGCTTGGCCTTGCTGCTGATGTTGGCCACCTCAATCTTGACGGCGGCGGCCAGCTCTTCTTTCCACTGGTCGAACATCAGCTGGTTTTGCTGCTGACGCTCGGCGGCCTGGTCGTCGCGGGCACGCAGCTCGGCATCGAACTGAATACGCTGCTGTTCAAGCGCTGCGTCCATTTGCGCTTGTTGCTGGGCGCGCTCGGCCTCCAGGCTATTCTGATGGGCGTTCTGCTGCGCCTGGGCGGCCTGCTCGGCGTTGGCCAAGCGCTCATCGGCCTGCGTCTTGGCCGCGCCCAATTGCATGGCGTTCTGGAGCTTCTTGTCTTCGAGCTGCATCTGCGCTTGAATCTTCTGCATTTCCGGGTCTGGCTTTTCGGGCTGTGGCTGGCTGGCCTGCTTAACCATCTGGTCGAGCATTTGGTCGATCATGCCTTCCATGGTCTTGCCCACCTTGAATCCTGACACGCCGAACTTGAGCATGGAGACGGCCAGTGGCGCCAGCTGCGGATTGTCCTTAACGGCCGGGATCACTTTCTCAAGGAAGCCCGTAAAGGTGTTGATGAACTCCAGGCGCTCGCCCTTCTCCTGCTGCTCGTCCATCTGCACCATGGAATCGCTGCTCACCTCGATGCGGAAGGCAGCAAGCGGCCCGTTGACGGTGTCAGCCTCCGGGCTCATGGCGCGCTCACCCATCAGCAGTTGCAGCGCCTGCGGGACCAACTGCTGATCCTCTGGCATGAGCTGTTCGGCGGCGGCGATCTTGAGGAATGTCTGCGGCTGGAACTGCTGGCACATGATCTGCGCTTTGATCTTGAGCAGTTCAGTGGCGAACTGCACCACCTCATCTTGCTTCGAGCGCAGCCGCATGTTCCCATACTGCCCCTTAAGCTTCTGCGCGCCGTATGTCTCGGTCGGGTCACTGGCTCCGCGAGCGATATCCGAGATGCCCATCAGCTCGTAAATCTGGTTCTTGCACTGGTCACGCGCCGCATAGGCTTCATTCAGAGCGCTGACGATCGGGGCAATGTCGAAAATGTCAATCGAGCCTTTAAGGCCGGCCTTCTCCGCGAAGCCCGCGAACGACTTCACCGGGATCAGATCGCCGTTACCGGCCTCTTTGAACAGGCGCGCCAGCTCTGGCACGGCGGCATCGTAGACGCCTTTGACCACCAGCATATCGATCAGTCCCTTGATACGGTTCGACAGAACATTAAGCTCCTGGGCCTGGTCTTGATACATCTTGTAGTCCGGGACCGGGATCAGGTTGTCGGTGGTGGTCGTCGCATACAGCGGGCGCGGGCATGGCCAGAAGTTCTCAAGGTTGAGCGGGTCAGGCCGTTCGTCCATGATGCGGCCCAGGCTTGGCGACAGCCACAACGCAGAGCCTGAGGTCTTGCACCATATTTCGATGATCAGACCCAGCGATTCCTGGTCGGCACCGGCGGCCTTATCGTTGCTGTCGGTCGAGCTTTCAGGGCGCTTGTCGAGCGGGACCAGGGCGCCGTCGTCACCGAAGCGTTCGACCAGCTTTTCGCGCGTCAGATAGGTCTTGCGCCAAACGCCCGGCACTTCCTCCCAGGTGCGCGCCAGAACGTGGCCGAAGTCGCGCCAGTGCACATAATCGACCGGCGCGCACTCGTATTCGATTTCCTCGTTCAGCTCCTCATCGGTGTTGCCTTCGTCGGCGTCGTCCGTGACCTGCAATGCGGGCTGTGGCGGGGACGAGGTGATGTGCGGCTCATACCGCACCCACGATGTCCCGCGTCCGCCCAAGAAGCGATCCAGCACGCTGTTGGTCATTGCCGCTTTGTAGTCCGGGTAGTGCTCAATCTCGAACGTCAGCGCGCGCTCCAGCATCAGGGCGGCAACGCGCCCAACCGGGTCATTGTCCCTCCAGCGGCGCGAGACATCAGGCTTCGGCAGGCGCGAGAATGTCGCCGGCATGAGCACCTGAATGTTCGACCACAGAATGTTGAAATCGCTGGTCGTCTTCTTCGTGGCGTCATTCTGGTCATAGTCACGGTAGCGCTCGGCAATCGACTTCGCGCGCTTCACCCATGGCTTGAACAAGCGATCATATGCCGCGATCTTCGTGATCCATTCGGCGGCCTTTTTGTCTACCTTTGGCGCTGCCTGTGTGGCTTGCTCGTCCATTAAACCCGTCCCGATTCTCTACGTGGCGTGGATTTCCACATTTCCTCAAGCGTCACCGTGTTCTCTGGTCCTACCACGATGCCGCGCATTTTCTCCGGGGCCTGTGCCGGTGGCTCGGCCTGCTGCATGATCAGCGCGCCGTAACTGAAACCGTCGCCGTCGTGCGATGCCCAGTCATGCACCAGGTCCCTGCTGAACATGCGCTTTTCCTCGTCGTACTCATACCGCCAGGAACGCAGGGCGTCGAGGCCTTTCTCGCATTTGGTGGCATTGAATTTGATGCGGGCGATCAACACGCGCGCGGCGTTGACCCGGTCGCTGATGCTGGACCCTGGAACCATGGCGACGTGCTGCGAACCGAACTTGTCGAGGAAGATTTCGACGGCCGATCGTTTGGCGCTGAATGTCTTGGCACGCGCATCATGCGGCAACCAGATGCGGCCCAGCGCAGGCCGGCCATCCAGCCGCTGATACTCGGCGATCTTCTTTTGCAGCCTCTCGCACCATTCCTCTGCATCGATGCCGAATCCACTGTCGTGATCGATGATCTGATAGCCGCCAATCTGTGGTTGCCAGAACCACCAGGTGGCAGTGTCGCGCCGGCCCAGGTCGCATGTGATTTCTAGAGGCGCACCGAGCGGGTCGAACTGGACGTTGTCGCTTATGCGGCCGGACTTCTCGGCGGTGCCCAGCGAGCGCGCGAGGATAGCGCCCATGATGGCGGCCTCGAAGCTGCACAGATACTCCTGTTCAAACTTGGCGCGGCCGAAGTCTTCGCCGAAGTCATCGATGTAATCGCGCAGTTCCTTTTCCAGCTGCGCCGGCGTCAGCGCCCCGGTGTCGTTGACGTCGAGGATCTGCGCGAAACTATCCTCGCCCGCCTCCATGTTGCGTTTGGCCGCAGTGTACGTTTTGTGCGCATGGTTGCGCCCGCGCGGCGTGGTAATGAAGATCTGCCATCCGTTGTTCTCGGTGACGATCGGGCGCAGGTAGGCGCGCACGTTCGGGTTGGACAGCGCCCACTCCGAATAGACGATGCCGGCCGGCGTCGACCCCACCAGGCTATCGGGGTTGTCACTGCCCACCACCTGCCAGCTGCTGCCATTCTTGAAGCGCAGCATCATCTTTTGGTTGTCGATGCCGGCACGCAATGCGTTCGGGAATGCCTCGTCGATGCGTTTCTTGCCGGTACGTGGGTTCACCGCGTCCCAAATCGCCTTACGGGCCTGGGCGTATTCCGGCAACATGTGCCAGTAGTTCGCCTGGCGCTCATGTGCTGCGCAGGCGGTGCGGTGCAAGGCGATTTCGTCCTTTCCATAGCGGCGATGCCAGATCAGCTCGCAGTGCCGCCCACCGTTCTCCAGATACTCCCAAGCGGCCATCTGCATATCACGTGGCTTCCAGTTGTTCGGGAGGGTGATGACGGCCATGTTATTTCGCCAGCGTGAGTTCAACGCACGCATATTTCAGCAGGCGGTAATCGGCCAGCTTGAGCGCAGTCGCCGCGCGCTGCCGCTGACCGTTGGCGAACGCCTCGCACTCGGCCAGGGTCGTACCGTGCGGGCCCAGCGCCTCAAGGATGCGGACCTCGACACCGGGCCGCGTCGGCGTGTTGCCAGCGGCCGAGAACTGATCGGTGCCGAGCGTGTAGGCCAGCAGGTAGGCGAACCAGAAGGTCATGGCGCCACCAGCAAGGCCGGATCAATCGACGCAGCAATTCGACTTGCGCTGTTGGCGTTGTGGTGCGTACCGTCATTCGTGTTGGCGCCTCCAGTGACGTTCCAAATGCTATCCTCGGGCGAAACCGTGTTCTCGACCACCGGATTAACATCGTGAACAAGTTTAGCCAGCGGCAGCGTGGTCAGGCGCTGGATGTTGACCGCCGATCGAACAACGTTGGGGGTTGCTACAGACGCCGTTTGGTTCACAACGGTTGTCCATGCATCCGTTGACGTGGACACCGGCCCGAGCGTGCATACGGCCTTGGGCCGACTTCCGAATAGATTGAGCATGGTATTGGTATCAGCTTCAACTTGGAGCGCAGTGCGTCCCGAAGTCACATCATTGATTCCCATATTGAAAGCGACGTGGGTGAAGTAGGCGTTCACCAGCGCCGTGCGCTTGCTGTTGGATGCCAGATATGCCTGGATTCGGTCCCCCGACACTCCGACATGACCGTTTGGATACACGGCGCCGTATGCACGCCCCAGGTGCCCTTGCAGCGCACGACCAACACCGTCCGAATCCCCACGACCGACAGAGATACTGTCGCCGATGTTCGCCACAGCAGGCACTGCTGAGACGCCGATAATCGCACATGGCATGATGAATCCCGCACCGACTGAACCTACGGTCGCCATTGTGCCGCCCATGGTTTTATCAGTCAGCCCAGATACTGCGAACTCGGCTTGCGCAGTCCCATCACCAGCGTAATACTGGAAGAACTTGATCAAACCCGCAGAGCTCAGGAACAGCCGAATCCAAAACTTCGCATCCTTGGGTGGGGCAGCGACAAGATCAGAGATAAGGTTCGCACCTACCGATGCAACCCCGGAAACGCTGCCACTGTTGAATGTAATTTGCGTAAATGTTCCCGCAGGGTACTCTACCGAAGCCCTCCACGTGTCAGCGCCCGAGCCGTTAGTTTCGGTCTGGCCGGTAACAAACCAGTTTGGTAGAACAATGCGCATCTGCGGAACACTGTCGCGCAGGTAATGCGGCGATCTGATATTCGCTTGCTTGTTCGACGCATGTTGTGCGTCGTATATCTGTGTACTGGTGGCCACCTGGCGCAACGTGGCCGCGCCTACGGCGATTGTCACCGGGTCGCTGTCTGCACTCGCTGTTCCGCCTCCGTTGCTGGCCACTTCGCGCACAACCAGCGCTTTTCCAACATCGCCGGCGAATGGGTTGTAAGTTGCGACACCAGTCGCCATCACCACGCCGTCTACCAGCCAGGAACGCACCACGGTTGGCGCGGGAGCGCCGGTAAATACGCCTGCGGTCGCGGTGGTGGCGATACCCTGGGTCGGCGTGCCTATGATAGACGGCGCGCTAGTGACGGCGGGTGCCGTTGGCGGGTTCTGCGTATAGAACGGCGCGGATACCAGATTCAACGTGATGGCGCGTGCCACGATAGGCCAGCGCGCGGTGCCGATCGGCGGTATATCGGCCGCTTGGAGCGTGTAGGGGAATGAGCTAGTCAGCGCGACGTAGCCGGCGCCCCGGTCTATCACGGCGTTCGCCGCAGCCGCTTCGAAATTGCTCCCGAGGATGACGCTCAGGACGTCGCCGGCAATTGGGAGTGCAAGAGAACCGGAACTGATCAGCCGAATCAGCGAGCCGCCACCAGCCCCGCCGCCACTACGATTGATGCCCACCATGATCAGCTCCCCGCGTTCACGTAGAGCAGCAGGGCGGGCGCGCCGGTGGCCGACGTGGCGCTGACGTACTGCGCGGTGCCGCCGGCGATGCCAGGGATGCTCACGGTGAAGTCGGCGCCGGGGCCAACCCAGCAGCTCGTCGCCAGGCCGTCGGCCGGCACGGTGGCCACGGCCAGGGCGGCGGTGTCGCCGAACGCCAGGTAGGCGCCGTCCGTGGTGCTCAGGTTGACGATGCGGACCGTGTTGCCCGCGCTGGCGAGCTGCTTAGCCACCGGCGCGGCGGGCGACGTCACCGACGTCAACGTGGTGACCTTGCAGCTGGCCGGGAAGAGGTGTTGGGTCTGGCTCATTGCGATTCCTTTGTTTGCTTGCCCCAGTCGGTCCAGTCGTGGCGGCAGTCGGGGTTCTGGCACATCAGGCGCGTGCCCTCAAATTCAAGACGATGGAGCGGGCCGCTCAGCCCCTTGGGCGGCATGCATTTTGCGCAGCAGGTAATGACGCTGTTTTCGTTGACCTTCAGTTCTTGGCTCATTGCGTTGGCTCCTTGCCGAATCGTACTATCTGGACGCTCACCGCGCCGCTGTGGTCAATTTTGTCCGTGAACATTTTCAAGTGCCTGCCCAAAAGCTCCGTACCCTTGAGCACCGCTGCACGGTCATACAGAGGCCCAGGCAGCTTCGATTGCTCGATGACGTTCTGTATCGTCTCCAGCACGTAAGCGGCGCTGATGGCGGTTCTAGCGCTTCGTGCAGCCATTCCTTCGGCTATTGCCGCCTTTACCCTTACATCGGCTGACAGCCTTGCAGCGGCCGAATCAGCGTTGTCACCTGTGCATTTGTAGCCGGCGCGCTGGTAGGCGGCGCTGGCGTTCAAATCGATCAGGTACTCCTCTACGAAGCGCAGTTGCCTCGCGTTAAGTTCCTTTTGTTCCATTGGGGTTCGCGGAAGTGGTCCCGCGCCTTGTAGACGTAAAAAAGCCGCGCTGCCCTGTTACGGGTGCGCGGCAAGACTGGCGCTGCGGATGTGGTGGTGCATGACGAATCCTTTTGACCGCGTACGCCGATCGCTGCGTTTGAAACTGGTTGCGGAAACACGATTCGAACGTGTGGCCTCCAGGGTATGAACCTGGCGCGCTACCGGGCTGCGCTATTCCGCCTTACTCTTGCCGCTCTACGTTCTCATCCTCTGCCGTGGCCTCGGGATTACCGCAAATGTGGACTTAACGAGCGGAACTATATTCCTTTTGCGGAAAATGTCAATGTTTTGGGGTAATTTGTTGCTGATCCTTCCATGCCTTGTAGGCGTCGGCGGGAGTAAAGCCAAGCCCGGCGATACGTGGGTCGAGGAAGCACAGCCATAGGCCGGCGATAAATCGTATGCGTGGTTTCATCGTATGCGTTTGCATCTTGTCCACGTAGCGCGGCTCGTCATCGGGCGTTGTAAATCCCAGTTCGCGGCGCGCCTGGTCGTGTTGGTCCTTGGTCATGATTTCCCCGATTTCTTTGCTTTTTCATACCGGCGGTCTTGAGCTTTGTAGACGATGTACGCGATGAAACGGCCAACAATCGCGCCGACCAATGCGGCTACCAAAATGATTTCGTTAATCATGGCGCATCCAGCGCGGCAATCAGGGCGTCGGCCTGCTTGACCGCTTCCTGGGCAAAGAACTCGCTCACGGTATCCAGATCGTGGCCCTGCGCCACGGCGCGCATACGGTCATAGTCGCGGTCATCGCGGATCGTGCTGACCATCGCGGCGCAGCACTTGGTGGCGATGTAGGTGCGCAGCGTCATGCCCTTCTGCGCATCGAAGTCGGTGACTCGGCCACCAATAGATTCTTCCGAGTAAGGCCGTGCAAAAGCTGGGCCGCCGGTATTTTTGCTCATGACAACTCCCTTGCCGCAGCGATCAGCAGGTTGTCACTGGTGCCGCGCGCCAGGTCTGCGGCGTTAAGCGCATGGTCGTACGCCTGCGCCGCGCCCTGCATGTTGCGGTAGATCGGCAGCGGCTTGCGGTCTTCCCATTCAGCCAGAATACGCTTGATGTAGTCCGGGTCGGGGCGGTACGCGGCCGGTTGCGGGTCGATGTAGAAGTCCTCCTCAGACAGGAACAGTTTGCCATGTTCCATCTTGTGGGTGATCCAATACAGCAGGCATACAGCGCCAGCGGCCAGCACCAGCAGCACGCTGACGAGATTGAGGAATGCTTCGTTCATGGCTTGGTCGTTCATGGTCTTCTCCTTGGTTTAGGTGGCACTGTTTTTCTTGCGTTCGTTCTTGGTCTTCAAGAGAAAAAGCTCCCAAGCGGCCGGGTTGATTTCCCGAACGCCCAGCTCCCAATCCTGCCAGCCGCGTTTGCTGACGTGCACCACGGCGCCGGCCTCGGCCTGCGTCAGCCGCGCGTCGAGCCGGGCCTGTTTGATCTGCTGTGTAGTCGGTGGCATGCTGTCCTTCCAATAGATGCCCGCCGTGGCGGGCGGGTAGTTTAGACCGTGCTGTACTTGCCGTCTTTTACAGCCTTTTGAAACTTGCGCACGCGGTCGTCTGCTGTTTCGGCATCATCACGACACATGGCGGAAAAGGTTTCCAGCGACCCGGCCAAGGCGCCAGCTTCGCGCTTCACCTTGCGCAAAGCGCGCATCATGTTCAGGGCGTCAACGATCATCTGTGCGTCTTCTTCGTTAACGCAAAGCACGTCGCCTGTTATGCCGCCGATGAAAAACGGTATGCTGCCTGGGTTGTTGAACTTCTCAACCGTGTAATATTTTTCTTTAGCCATGATGTTTGCTCCAATTCCGCCGCGCCCGTTGCGCTGCCCATGAGTAGAACTATACACCGTTTCTGTGTCATTGCAAGCACATTCTGTGTGCGTTGTTTTGTGGTCAAACGTTGAGGTGATTACAGGGTCTGCTTGCCGCGCACATCGGCAATCACGATCTTGTCTTTGTGGCGGCTGATCTGCGCTTTCAGGCGCTTTTCGTCCTTCTTCAACTCGGTGATGCGCTCCTGCATAGTGCTCAATTCGCGGCGCACGCTGGCATGGTCCTGCCAAGCGCGGGCCAGGACGTGGGCATTGTTATGCAGGTAGTCGAACCGATCCAGCGTCTTCCCGCAGTCGGCGCACTCGATACTGCGGTTGTGCGGGTCGATGCTCAACCGGCCGTGACCGCAGTGAAATGGGCGGCCTACTGGTGGCTTCTCGATAACGAAAGTCTGCTCTGGCAGTTCGGTTGGCTTGAAGGCCTGAATAACGTTGCTGTCGTCCATGGCGGTTCCTATACGTTGAGGGGCTTCTGGTTTGGTGCTGCTGGGCGCGGCTCGGCGGTCGCGTTCGAAAGTTCCTTCTCGAGGCGGTAGAGCCATTGCTGGGTCGTTTCCTCGCGCTTGGTGGCCGTGCTGGCGCGGCGGTACAGGTCGCTGCGCTGGTGTTCCTTGATCGCGGCGTAGCCCTGCGCCGCCGCTTCTGTCCAAATCCCGGTGTTGATGTCGTGGCGGATGCCCTTGCACAGCTGCACCAGCCAGCGCAGGCGCACCAGTTCGGCGGTGACTTCGTGGATGCTGTCCGGCTCGGCGGCGAAGTGGTACGGGCACCAGAAGTCGGCGCCGCCGGTGGTGCTGCGGCTCAGGACACCGGCGGCCGGACATCCGGTGGCGGCGCAGTGCACGCTGTGGGTACGCTCTTCGCTCATGGCAAAGTGTCCTCAAAAGTTTTATGCTGTTCGCCAACCAGCCGGACCTTGCCGATGTTCTCGCAGTTCATAACGCGCATCCGCAACCCGATGTTGTTGCCGGGGCCGAGTTGGTGCATAAGCCATCCGATGCAATGCGCATTGTGCGTTTCGTGGCAGGCCATTGCCTTGCCTGTACCGCACAAGCTTCCTGGGTCGGCGATGGTGCTTGACAGGGCTGCATGTTTCGTCTCGCAATAGCCATTCGGGATATCGTGTGGGTCAACATCCACACGCCAAGGGCATTTAGCACACTGGGCTGTGCGCTTCAGTTTCCAAGTACTCATTCCTCTGCTCCTGGTGGTGGAAGGGATTTCATCTGCAGCTTGGCCAGTTCGGCCTTCAGGCGCGCGCGGCCGCCAGCGGTGGGCGGGGCAAGCTGCGGCGCTTCGGTGGGGCGCGGCGCCGGAAGCAACCCGGTATTCTGCGCGCGCTCCAGCAGCATTTGGCGATCGCCGTGGGCGTCCTGGTGGCGCTGCGGCTGGTTTCC